TTTTACTGTTAAAGCTAAAAACTTTTCTGGAGGTAATTTTCTACAAACACAATCTGGTACCACACAAAGAACAGCAACTAGCCCTGTAGAACAATTTACAGAAAAGTTAAACTATCGTTTACGAGGTAGGTCTTTTGCTTTACGAATTGATTCAACATCATTAGGGACTAAATATAAACTTGGTACGCCAAGAGCTAGTATAAGAGAGGATGGAAGACGATAATGTTAGTAACCAGTATTCCTCAATATATTCAAGGTTTAACAAATGCAAAGCTTGATTTAACAACTACAGATGTAACAACACTGTATACGGCACCTAGTGGAGCAGAATCAAATGCTTCTGTTATAAATTCTATTCTAGTTCACGATGATAGTAACAATGGAGACACTATAACTGTTACTTTAACGGATAAAGATAGTAATGTCTTTCAGTTGTTTGAAAAAACCATTGCAGGACACGCTACAGAAGAATTGTTAACAAAAGATTTAATATTGCAAGGTGGTGACATCATAAAAGTACAAGCTGTAAATGCGAACAGACTTCTTGTTGTAGCTAGTATACAAGAGCTAATTAAGACTAGAATCACAACAAGTGCGATAACACAGATATAGGATTGAACAAATATCTAAAATAAGGTAATGTATTGATATGAGTTTAGGTAAATTACTTAAAAAAATAGCACCAATTGCAATAAGTGCGTTTGCAGGACCTGCCATTGGCTCTGGCTTAGGGGCAATGTTCGGCTCTTCTGCTGTCAATCCATTTATATCAAGAGCATTGACAGGAGCTGTTACATCAAAATTGATGGGTGGTAGAAATAAAGACGCTTTGAGAAACGCCTTGCTTTCTGGTATTGGTGGTATGGCGATAGATAAGTTTGGTGGTCAACAGATACCAACAGATGGAACTAATGTTCGTTCTGACTTGCCCATTGGAAGCAGAGGCTCTGGTCAATTTTTAGATAATAGAGGTGCAAATCAAGCTGCATCAAAAATTATGGAAAATATACCATCAACTGAACAAGCTTCAAAACAAATAGCAGAATCCTTTAAGCCTCAAACTTTTACTGGTGAGTTGCTTAAATCAAGTGGTATTGGTACAGATAATTTATTAGCACGTTTATTAAACACAAGAATGGGTGAAGGATTAACGGCGGGTCTTATAGCTCAATTACTTGCTGGAGATGAAGAAGAGCAATTAAGAGAATTTGAGCAAAGACCTTTTGGATACGGAGGGCCTGGTGGGAGATTAGGTGGCATAACATATGCCAACATGGGCGGGCCTATGGGTTTTCCTCGTAGAAACGGCGGCATTGATCCATCAGAAGGTTCTGGCACAAAAGATGATGTTCCTGCTATGCTTATGGCGGGTGAATTTGTGTTAACAAAAGATGCAGTTAAAGGTTTAGGCGATGGCAACCAAAGAAAAGGCATCCAAAGAGCCTATAATATGATGGATAACTTGGAGGCTAGAGCGTAATGAGCACAGTCACATACCAAAACATACAAAGATTACCCCCCTTTTTAGAAGGTTTGCAAAAAAGGTTGTTGCAAACAGGATTTGGTGAGTTTGATGGTGACACACAAACAAGTCCAGGTCTTCTTGATACCCCTTTAGGATTGCCCCAATATCAAATTGCTGGAATGGATCCGTTAACAAAAAGAGCGGCAGAGTTAGGTGAAGGTTTAGTTGGCACGGCAAGACCATTTTTAGAGGGTGCCGCTGAACAAGCTTTAGCTGGACAACAAGCGTTAACTTCTGGTTTAGGTATGTTACAACCAGGGCAAGCTTCAAGATTTACGGAGCCACTAACAGAACAAATAACTAGTGGCATAACAAAATTTCAAGACCCATACCAGCAACAAGTTATTGACCGAACAATGGAGCAGCTTAATAGACAAGCTGATTTAAGAAGAGCAAAGGCAGACGCTGAAGCCGTTAGCTCTGGTGCTTTTGGTGGGTCAAGACAAGCAGTTCAAAGATCTGAAATGGAGCGTGGTTTACAAGATACAAAAGCAGACACGCTAGCTAGATTGTTGTCTGCTGGTTATGGTCAAGCTTTAAAAGCCTCACAAGATGCTGCAGGTCAAGGTCTTAAAGCACAACTAGAATCTGGAAGATTGTCTGGTGGTCTTGGTCAAGCATTTGGTACATTAGCAGGAACATCTAGTGATATAGGTCGTTTACAACAAGCTTTAGGTCAAGCGGATGTATCTCAGTTATCTCAATTAGGTGCTTTAAGGCAAAGGCAACAACAAGCAGAGTTAGATGCACAAAGAGCTAATCTTATGCAACAAGCCCAAGAGCCATTTACTAGATTGCAAATAGGACAAAACTTATTGCAAGGCATGCCTAGTGCAAGTATTCCGTCAACATTTACACAAGCTACACAACCTGCTGCTAATCCATTTTTACAAGGAATTGGTGCTTATACGACATTATCACAGATAGCACCATTTAGTGGTGGTCCTACAGGAAAATAACATGGCACCGAAGCAAAACTTAAATATTGGAGATACAGACGCTTTATTGAAAAGTTTAGGCCTTCCTCAGCAACCTAAAACATTTGGGCAATTAGCAAATGTATATGGACAAGGTATTTTAAATCAAGGACCTTTGAAAGATAGATTTATTCCGCCAACAGGTAAATTTAAGACTGTTCCAGGGCAATCAAGAGGTTTAGGTTTTTTAAAAGATATTGCAAATGTTGGCCTTAGTGGAGTTGATTTATTAAATCAAGGAATTAGTGGTATTAGTGCTCTTACAAATCCGTCAGGTAACATTATTGGTGATTATTTATCTCAACTTGACCCAGAAGCATTTAAGTTGCAGACCGAAGGAATTGGTGCTGGCCCTGAAATGTTTCTTCCCGGACAAGATCAGCAATTAAAAGGTAATGTTGGTGCAAAGTCAATGGCAGATGTTCCAGGCATGGATATCTTCACAGAAGCTGGTCAACAAGCTTTAGGTGATGAAGCAAACAAAGCCATTGACAATATAATGAAACAACAGCAAAAAGGCAAACCTTCCGAAGTTGATACAAGTCAAGTTATTGATACAAGTTTTGATAGTGATTTTGATGCAGATTTAGCGGAATCAACTGGAGCCGTTGATGGTGAAGTAAAGGGTGCGGACACACCTGCTAAAAAAGCTACAGTAAAAGCTTTAGATGAGTTTTTAAAGGAAGCAAGACCTGGCGTAAGTCCAAAAACTTTTGATGAATATATTAATGAGTTTGGAGAAGCAACTGGATTGGATGTTTCTGGTGAGCCAGATACTAAACAAGCTCTAATGTCATTTGGTTTAGCGTTAATGCAAAACAGAGCAGGCAAAGGTTTTGATATTAGCAATATATTGAGAGCAACTGGCGAGGCAGGCGAGGCTGCAATGCCAGATTTTAGAAAAGCAGTAAGCGAGGCTAAAGCCATAAGAGCTAAAGCAGGTGCATACGCTTTAAGTGAAAGAGAGTCAGACCAAAAGAAGGCAATGGATAGACAAGGTTATGTAATAATTCCAAAAGATGGTGGCTTGCAAAATAGTATACTTAAAAACACAGGTAACTTTCAAAGACTTAATAGTTATGAACTGAACAACTTAATGAATGATTCGGAATTTAACAAAAACTTTGAAGTTATAGATTCTTCTTCATATACAGATATGACAAAAGCCCTCATAACTGCATCAACAAAAGATAAGCAAAAAGTATTTTTAGAAAAACCTAGATCAATACCATTATTTGGTGGTTCTAAAATAAATTTTGATGTTTTTTATACAAATCCAAACAACCCAACTGGAGCAAAAAACAAAATTATACAACCAGAAGTGGCTTTAAATACGATCCAAACTATGGAAAAAGGTTTAAAAAGAGCTGAAGATCAATTTAGAGATATCGCTTCATTAATAAATCAAACAGGTGTAACTGCTGGTGATCAAATTCAATCTTTTGGTACGCAGTTAGCTAAATCATTTGGTATAAAAATAGGTTCTGGACAAACAACCCCATTAAAAAGACTACAAGCTGTTTTAACTGAATTAAAAGCTAGAAATGCAGCAGATATTCTTGGAGAAAGTGGCAAAACTATATCTGATAATGATAGAAGATTGGTTGATGAAATAGTTGGAGGTATTGATGTTTTTAGAGGAGAGGGTGATTTAGATCTACTTAAAGAAAAATTAGGTAGACTTTATAAAAATATTATCAATACAAGAAGAGATGAAATTAATGAAGCATATAAAAATGTGAGTAGATTTATAAATATAGAACAAGGTGATTCTACAACTGCTGGAACAAAATATGAGAAAGTAGAAGACGATCAAGGTGTTATATATAGAAGAATCAGACCGAGTGGCACATAATGGGTATAATAAGAGTTGAAACTCCACAAGGAATTGTAAGAGTTGAAATTGAAGGTAATGAGCCTACCGAACAAGAACTTCAAGATATTGACAGGCAGTTTGCTGTTGAACCAAAATCAAAAACTTTTGAAGATTTACTAGCAGAAACTAAAACAATTCAACAAAAGCAAGGTGACATTCCGCAAGTGAACTTTGATACAGAGTCTGGCATACAAAATTTTGGTCTTAGGTCTGCCTTATCTGTAGCAGAAAACAAAGCAGAAGAAGAAGCTATACTTGCAAAACAAGGTTTTTCAACAGCAGATTACACAAGAGATAATAGAGGTAGATTAGCGTTAACACCAAGTGGTGCAAGAAAAGTAGGTGTTGAAACAGACAAAAATGTTCTCATTGATGAAGAGGGCTTTAGCAGAAATGATTTATCTGATTTAGTTGGCATATTACCAGAATTAGGAGGTGGTATTCTTGGTGCAGTCAAAGGTGCGACAGTTGGAACTGGTTTTGCTCCCGGTATAGGAACATTACTAGGTGGTGCCTTGGGTGCTTTTGTTGGTGGTGGCGGTGGATCACTTGTTGAGGAAGCAATAGAAGGTTTAGCTGGCGTATCAAAACAAACTGCAGGTGATATAGCACAAGATGCTGTTGTTGAAGGTAGCATAGCTGCCGCTGGTGAATTGTTGTTCGGTATACCTTTGTTAATTTACAGAGGAATAGCTCCATCTGGTAAAAAATTTATACAAGAAGCAAGTAAAGAAGATTTAAGACTTACTGCAAAAGGTATTGAACAAGGATTAGAGCCTACTATAGCACAAATAAAAGGTAGACCTATTGCAGCTAAATTCCAACAATTACAAGAAAGTGTATTAGGAGGATCACCAAGAACACAAAAAATAGCTGAAGCTATGGATAAAAAAGTTGGTGAACTAAATCAATTTATTAGTCAAGCTGCTACAGAAGGTAGCCAAAAGTCCGCAGGTGATTTGTTTATAGAGTTTGAAAAAAAGTTTGGAAAAGAATTAGCTAAAAAACAAACAGAAGCTTATGGCTCAATTATGACTGCTCTTAAACAATCCGCTGATAATTTAGCAGGTGGATTAGAGCGTAATCAACTTATAGATGACAATATATTTAATTTTGTACAACAATCTGCAAAGAATTTTGAAGATACCATGTCTCAACAATGGGCTACCATCAATGAAGTCATTGAGACATCTATTGGTGACGCAAGAATTTTACCGACAAGTTTAGTCAAAGAAGTTGCGGATTTAGCAGAAAAGAAATTTGCACAAGCTGGAGCTGGTAGATTAGCTACAGAAGAAGGTCGTGTAGGTTTATCTTTGGTAGAAGAATTAAGAGGATTAGGTGACAAAGCATCATTTACTGACGCTTATCAACTTAGAAGAAAACTTTGGGATTTAAAGAACGCCCCTAAAACTGTTCAAGAAGTTGAACAAAAAGCTATAATTGATGGATCTGTAAACTTAACTCAAGTTTGGGATGATGCAATTAGAAAAGTAGATAATTTACTTTTAAGATCAAATATTGATTCACTTACAAAAGACATAACCGAACAAATAGGTTCAGACGCATTTGGTAAAATACAAGTTGCATCTAAATTATTGCCGAGTGCTAGAAAGCAATTTAGAGAGGGAACAGCTCTTTATAATGATATATCAAGCACTCTAGGGTCTAAAGAGCTTGTTGAGCAAATGCGTAGTGGTTCATTCAACATTGCAAGGCCTGGATCTTTAACTGGATTAACAGAAAGAATAATTGGTACTGGAGGTACACCAACTGGTCTTAATAGATTAAAAAAAGCATTAGACGATACACAATACAATCAAATTAAAACTCAAATGGGTAAAGATTGGATTCAAAGTGCTCTAACAAAAACTGGTTTTAATTCAATTAATCCAACAAAATTTAAACCAAATGAGTTTATAAAATCATTAGATGATTTAGGTGATACTGGCGTAGAGCTATATGGTAGAGCGGAATATAATAGATTAAAACAAGTTGCTAAAGGCTTTGAAGATTTGAAAATAACAAATCTTGATGAAGACGTAATAACACAAGCAGTTAGTCAAGGTCTTGATCAAGGTGTGGCTTCTGCTATGCGTGGAGCATTACAAACATTAGAAGAAACATCAAGATTAAGATCTAATAGTGTTTTTGCAAAAATAAGAAACAATAGATTAGATCCTGAAGAAGCTTTAGATTTGGTAATGTCTCCAGGTGCTACACGTGGCGATTTAAAAGCTGTGATGAATTTTTACAAAGGTAAGCCTGCAGAACTTAAAACAATCCGTGGTGCTTATGTAGAAAATATGCTTGACAATATAGGTGCCGTAACAAACGCAGATGGAATGAAACAATTAGCAAAAAATATTGCTAGAGCAGACAAAAGTAACAAACTTGATATAATTTTTCCAGACGTTGGTGATACCGCTGGTGTTGCTACGAACATTAGAGATTTTGGTAAAATACTAACTAGAATATCAAATAATATACCAAAAGGTGATCTTGTTGCCGCAGGTATATTAGCTAACGTATTTAATAATGTTGGTAGAATTGCTAAAATGTTCGTTCTTGGCCAGTTATTTACTGGTAAGAAAGCTATGAAAGAGATTGTTGAAGCCTCTAAAAAGTTAGAAAATACAGCAAATCCAACTGTTGAACAAAAAAGAGTATTTTTAACTGCCGTGTCTAATGCCTTCCGACCAGGGCAAGCAATTGCTCAAACTACACAAGAGGGCGTGAGAGACACATCAAATCAAGTACAAGCATTATCTGAAAGTTCTGGTATTAATCAAGCTATTGGAAATGTAGTAAGTAACACAACAAATCAAATGCAAGGTATAAAATCAGTAAATCCAGCAACAAATGTTGGTAAGATAGATGTTACCCAGCCAGGTGTTGGAGCTTCTCTTGGTTTATCGCCAGCCGATCAAGCTATAGCAGCTAGACGTAAGCCTCAATCACCACTTTCAGCTAACATGGAGCAATTTGGAGAGTTGTTTAACAGATGAACACAGATGAATTAAGAGAAGAATTAAAAGAAGATGAGGGTTGTAAGTACGAGATATATCTTGATCATTTAGGGTTGCCTACATTTGGTATAGGTCATTTAGTTACTGAATGGGATGAAGAATATGAAAAGCCAGTAGGAACACCAGTATCAGAAGAAAGAGTAAATAACTGCTTTAAAGTGGATGTTGAAGGAACAATATCAGAGTGCAAAAAATTATTTAATAACTTTGATGATTTGCCAGAAGAAGTTCAAAAAATCTGTGCGAACATGATGTTTAATATGGGTAGACCCAGATTAAGTGGATTTAAAAAATTTATTGCCGCATTGGAAAATAAAGACTGGCAAGAATGTGCCGTTCAAATGGAAGACAGCCGTTGGCACAAACAAGTAACAAACAGAGCGAATCGCCTAATTTCAAGAATGAGAGCGGTCGAGGGTACCTAATCCCAAAGTCTTAACATTGCTGTTAATTTCATACTTTTCATATTCTGTATCAACCATTAAACCAATTTGTTGGCGTATATTTCTTCTTTCTTTGTCACAAATAATTTTAAGTTTATTATACGTAGATAAATCAATTCCTATTGACTTGAATCTTGATGGGTCTGCCATTATACTACCTCCATGAATTATAAATACCCAATTATACCCAATAAAACCCGAAGACCCAACAAATATTTTGCGAAAAAAACTGTCGCTATGGGATTAAAGTTTGATAGCAGATGGGAAGCAGAGCGTTGGGGGCAATTAAAATCTATGGAAAGAGCTGGTGTAGTTGATCAATTAGAAAGACAAGTTAAATACGAACTTAAAATTAATGATGTTAAGATATGTAATTATATAGCAGACTTTACATATTTATTAATTGAAGAAGATGGCTCATCAAGGTTTATAGTTGAAGATGCTAAAGGTGTCCTAACGCCAGAATTTAAGCTTAAAAAAAAGCTTATGCTCGCCATACATAATATAGATATTTTACTTAGTTTTAAAAAAAAATAATATTCTGTATTGACAAGCAGGATTTGTGTGCCTATGTTTTAGGTATCTAGTGTCTATTTTATAAAAGAGAAAGGAATAATTATGGATTTAGATTTTTTAAGCATGCCTTTACAGGATGTGTTCAAGTATCGTGAAGACTTGAAAGCACAAATCCAAGCGTTAAAGGATAAACAAACTATTCTTAATGATGATCTTGCTATCAGATTTGGTAATACAGCAAGAAACAAACTCATTGAGGATGGTAAAGATTATGGCTCTATTACGTTAAATGAAGAGGGCTATAAAGTAAAAGTAACTCTAAGGCAGAAAGTCACTTGGGATCAAGAAGGTCTTGCACAAGCTTTGATGAATATGGATCAAGATGATGCTAGACACTATGCTAGGATTACCTATGGCATTGATGAGCGTAAGTACAACAATGCACCTCCTGCCGTAAAGTCAAAACTACAAGAACACAGAACTGTAGAAGTTACAGGTGCAAGTGTTGATATCACGGAGGTTAGCAATGGCTCTTAAAATTATTTCAGCTGAAGAAAGATTAGCAGAAAAAAAAGGTCATAAGATTGTAGTCTGTGGTCAAAGTGGTGTGGGCAAGACAACTCTTGCACGTACTCTTGATCCAGATACTACTTTATTTATGGATTTAGAAGCTGGTGATGCCGCTATTGAAAGATGGCCAATTGATGTTATTCGCCCAAAAACATGGGAAGAGTGCAGAGATTTTGCTTGTTTTCTTGGTGGGCCTAATCCTGCTTTGACACCAGAGCAACCATATAGCGTTGTGGAATATGAAAGAGTTTCACAAATGTATGGTGACTCTATTGCCATGATGCAGAAATACGATTCTATTTTTGTAGACAGTATTACTGTGGCTGGTAGACTTTGTTTTCAATATTGTCTTGGACATGCTGATAATAAATCAGATAGAACAGGCAAGATTGATACAAGGGCTGTATATGGTATGCAAGGTCGTGAGATGATGTCATGGCTTACTCATTTGCAACACATTAGAGATAAAAACGTAATTTTTGTTGGTATCTTAGATGAAAAGGTAGATGACTACGGCAGATCTGTATACGAACTACAAATTGAAGGAGCTAAAACTGGTCGTGAACTTCCAGGTATTGTTGATGAAGTTATCACAATGGCTGTAATGCCAAGTGAAGAACATGGTCCATTTAGAGCCTTTGTTTGTCAAACACTTAATCAATGGGGTTATCCAGCAAAAGATAGGTCTGGTCAATTAGAGATTATTGAAGAGCCTCACCTTGGTAAGTTGTTGGCAAAAATTAGCGGAAGATCGACAGAAAAAAATGATTTAAATTTTGTTGATCCAAATACAATCAATTCTAGCGAAAAGGAGACAAAGTAATGATTGATTTTAATGAAGTTCCAAACGATTCAAATAACAGTTTTGAATTAATTCCAGCGGGTACTGTTGCTCGTGTTATTTTAACAATGAAAAGAGGTCCTGAAGTTATTCCAGACTACTCTACTCAACCTCTGTTTAAACAAGGTCAGACTGGCACAAAATGGCTTGAATGTGAGTTCACAGTCGTTGGTGGAGCTTACGACAAGAGAAAGTTTTGGCAAAACATCATGGTTGATGGTGGCAAGATTAATCCAGAAAGTGGCATGCCTTGGTGTAAAGAGATTGGCATTAGAACTTTTAGAGACATTATCAATAGTGCTTTTGCTTTAGACCCAAATGATACATCACCAGAAGCAGCAAATAGAAGAAAGGTAAATGATCTTACTGCTTTAGATGGTGCAACCTTTTGTGTGAAAGTTGCTGTTGAAAAAGGTACAAATGGTTATGCAGATAAAAATAAGATGTTAGTTGCATTAGCTCCAAATAGTAAGGAGTACATTGGTGTAAACACACCACAAATGCAACAACCAGTTGGACAACCTCAAGTAACACAACCTAATGTGGCTCAACCACAAGTACAGCCAACTGCTAATAATACTGTACCTAATTGGGCAAAACAATAGGTTTCTAGATTTCTAGCGGCAGGACACCTTTCTCGTCTGCTAGAGTCGGTTTTGGGTAGCACCGATGCCGCAAAGCTACCCAACATTTTAGGAACACAAACATGATTTTAAGACCATACCAACAAGTGGCAGTAGATGATGCCTCAACTGCTTTAGACAAACATAAAAACACAATTGTAGTTGCACCAACAGGTGCTGGTAAAACTATTATGTTGTCTGCTTTGGTTGGTAAAAGATTTAAAAAAGGAAACAAAGTTCTTATTTTGCAACATAGAGATGAGTTAGTAAGACAAAATAGAACAAAGTTTTTAAGAGTAAACCCAAACATTACCACTAGCATTGTTGATGGATCAGAAAAAGACTGGTCTGGCAGTACAATATTTAGCATGGTGCAAACACTATCAAGAGAAAACAATCTTAATAACATCAATCATTTTGACTTGGTTGTTGTAGATGAAAGTCATCATGCAGTAGCAGACACATATGTTCGTATCATTGATAAAGTTAGGCAAGCTAATGAATCCGTTGAGATTATTGGCTTTA